AGGCGGGTCTTGACCGCCCGGGGCATGTAGCAGAAGGTGCGCGTGCTCGAAGCGACCGAGGGGATGAAGCTCTGTTCGAGCTGGTTGAAGGCCTCGATCATCATGTCCCCGAGCACCACGTCGTACACGCCCGCGGCCAGCTCGACCAGGTCGATGTTCGCGATCCGGGTCGTGGTCTTCCACGTGCCCATGAAGATCCCGGTCATCATCTGGAAGTGCGTCTCGTAGGCCATGTACTGGCGGATGTTGCTGCTCTGGTCCGTTCCGTCGAAGGTCCCGTCCGCGACCACCGGTCGACGACCGAGGTCCTCCATCACGAAGTTCCCGTTCTGGCCGTGCGGGTAGATGCCCGAGATGTGGTCCTCGCCGAAGGTCACGAACCAGATCGAGCAGTTCTGACCGTTGGTCGGGGATCCCGAGTGGTACACGCTCGCGTCGATGATTTGCTGGCCGTTGAAGGCCGACAGGGACGAGAAGCGGGGCGCGAGGCCCGTGAACTCGTCCGGGGCGATGGTCGCGTCTCCGTACCAGAACGTGTAGCTCCACTTCTTCCACATGCCCTGGACGTGCGAGACGTCTTCCTTCATGCGGAACGCGGCACGGTTCCCGTTCAGGTTCGCGACCATCTCGTCCACGCGAGACCAGTCCTCCATGTTCGCGCACGTGGCAGTGACCTGCTGGGTCGTGCTCTTCGTGAAGGGCACGCCCACGTACGCTCGGCGGAAGCTGGGCTCGGGCAGTCCGGTGCGGAGGGTACCCTGGTGACCAGTGGGCAGGTTGCCCATCATCACGAAGATGTCCTCCACCACGGGCCGGTTCTCGACCATCATCTCCACGATGTGGTCCATGGCACCGTTCGGGGCCACTCGCGAGGCCCAGTCGGTGAAGTGCAGATAGTTCGGGTTGCTCATGTCAGGTCAGCTCCTGGATGTCCCCCTACTTGAGCTGGGGGCTGTTCGAGTAGATCGTGCGGGCCTGCTCGTCGCGGGTCATGGGACCGGCATTGCCAGACCCCTGCCCGAACTTGAAGGCCCCCTGGCGCACGTACTTGCCGACCCTGGCGAACATCGCCCACAGGTGTGGGTTGTCTCCCGCCTTGGTCTCGTCGAGGAACTTGCGCGCCTCCGTGTCCCCGAACTGGTCCATGAACGCAGCCACGTTCTGCTGCGATTCATTGAGGTTCGGCCCACCGAGCTGCTCGTGTTCTCGGATCTGCTTCCGCCACTCGGAAACGGTCTCCTTGAACTGTGCCTCTTCCGCACGCGCGTCATCGAGGGTCAGCTTGGCGTGGAAGTTGAGGGCCTCTTGCAGGCCCGCATCGTCCAGCTTGAGCTTCTCCGCGAACGAGTACACCTCGGACTTGCGGTCGTCGGTCCACTCGAATCCGTCCGGGAGCTCGACCTTGAACTTCTCACCCTTGTCCGCGGCGTCACCGCTGTCGGGCTTGGTCTCGGTCTTGTCCTCCGAATCGGTGGCCTTGGCATCGGGCTCTTCGCCCTCCGCCTCGGCCTCCTCCTGATCACCACCAGTGATCATGGAGGTTCCCTTGTCCTTGGCTGCGTCCTCGGACTCGGGCTTGCCTTGCTCGTTGTCGGTCCCGTCCATGAACTCCTTCGAGTACACGGACGCGGCAGCGTCCCGGACCGGGTCCGGGGCCTGCTCGGTCTTGCTCGCGGGCACACCCAGCTGCCCGGTTTCCACGGCCTCTCCGGTCATGCTCGACTGGGGCTCTGCTCCACCGATCGCTGTTGCCTCACTCATTCTCGTCTCCGTCCGGTTCCGTTTCCTGGAAGCCCTTCATGTACAGGCCCTCCAGCACGTCGATATAGAACCCCGACCTCACTGCGGGCTCGGGGATGTGTTCGATCACCTCTCTGAGCATTGCCGCCGCGACCTGCCTTCGACCCTCCACGATCAGGGACATGTCCGCGACGCTCTCGTCGGGCTTCGTGATCTGGAGGGGGTTGAGGCGGGTGTGGAGGAAGTCCACGAGCCAGAGCCTGCTCTCCCTGTCCGAGACAATCTTCCGAAGCCCGTTCTCTTTTGCAAGCGCGAGCTGCCTGCGGGTGCCCATGTCAGGATCCCCCAACCCCTCGAATGACCTCGTCGATCACGTTCCCCTTGCCCAGCGGAGCGTTCGCGAACTTCTGGGCCGCGCTGGCCTGGGCCTCGACCCGGGCCATGTCCTCGGCAGCTGCCTCGCGTCGCATGCGCTCTGCCCTGTACGGCGCGACCTCGTCCGGTCCACGCACGAACTTGGGATTGACCCCGAGCCGGTCCGCGTAGTCGTCCACCAGCTCGTCCTCGTCCATCTTGTCGAGGGCGGCCGGCTTGATCTCTCCCACCGCGCCGATCAGGGCAATGAACCGGTCGATGTTCCCGACGCCCACGGCCTTCTGGGCCTGGCTCAGGATCGAGTCGTACTCGACCCTGATCGGTGCCTCTTCGCCGGGCGGAACGGGAGGGGGTGGGATCACTCCTCCTCGCATTCCCTGATTCAAGATGAACGCGACCGTGGGCTCGAACATCTCCTCGTCCAGGCCTTCGAGGACCGGCCCGAGCCCGAGCATCCTCTCGCTCGCTCTCTCGGTGACCTCGGGCACGGTCATCTGCGCGCGCCGATCGAGATTGAAGAAGAGCATGAACAGGTCCGTGTACATGCCGTGCCGGATGCGATCCTCTGCATCCGCGGCATCCATTCGAAGCTCCGCGAACCCGGCCAGCGTAGGTGCGTAGGCGGGCGTGACCTGTGCAATCTGGTCCGGGGCCACGTCGATGATCGAGCGCGGAGCGAAGCTCCCGTCCACGCCCGTGGGCCTGAGCATGGTCGGGTCCGCTACGCGGGCCACGATCCGGTTACGGTCCAGCTCCTTGGTGTGGAGAGTGGTGGTGGTCCCGAGGATGTCCATGGCCGGGGCGCCGCCCATCGCCTCGCGACCGAGCGTGAACCATCGAGGTGCAATGAATGGCTTGTCGAAGGCGCCCTCGACCGACAGCGGTGATCCGCCGCTGACCGACTCGTCGTTCTCGAAGTACACCGTCCTCCAAGGGAAGAGCTGGCCAGCGTCGCTGAACCTGTCGTTGTTCTCGGTGATTGCGCAGATCACCTCGCGGGTCTCGTCCGGGTGCCGTTCGTGGTGGTTGCGCACGTAGTCGGACACGTTCTGGCGACCGAACTGGGCCACGATGTCTTCGAGCCGCCACGAGTCCTTGTAGAAGAGCGTGCCCACACGAAGGCTCGAATCGAGCGCGATCCTCCACGACCCGGCAGTGAGCTGCTGCGAGCGCACGATCGTGGCGAAGTCGGGCTGAAGCAAGATCGGACCGGTGCCTGCCCAGAGCATCTCGTCGTACGAGCTGTGGTAGCTGTGGTAGAGGTTCGAGCGCCCGAAGACCGTGAGCACGAAGGAGGCCGCGAGCGCCAGCCAGTCCTGGAGCGGTGAGTGCTTGACGCTATCGAACTGGAACGTGTTGAGCTTGATCCAGGGCCTGCTCGGGCTCGATGCGCCGGCGAGCATGCCGGCCGACGACGTGCGCCGGGCAAGGACAGCGACCTCGTTCAGGAAGTGGTTTCGGGGCTTGGGCTTGCCGCGCTCGGACATGAAGAACGCACCCCTGCGCGGGTTGAACCATCGCTGGAGTTCGTTGAGGTGGTCCTTCCAGTACGCATTGAAGTGCTGGTCGGTCGCATCGAATCGATTCTTGGTGTGCTCCAGGAGCGTCTGGTCAGGCAATGCCGATCCCCCTCAGTGCCGACGCGTCGCCCGACACGCCAGGCAGCGGTCCGCTCAGAGTGCCCGCCCCACCCCGAGTGCTCGCGAGCATCTTCATGCGCCTCTTGAAGATCGCGATGCGGTCTGGCTCGGCGCTGTCGAAGACCGAGACCTCGGGAGGGTTGTCCTTGGCGTACTTCTCTGCGTCCTCGAACTGGCTCTTGATCTTCTTGCGCAGGCCCATGCTCATTCCTCCGGTGTCATCCACGCGGGAAGCTCTCCGTCCTCGCTCGCGTAGTGCCTGACGTTGGCCATGGACGGGACGATTGGCCTGGAAGCCTTGCGCGGACCGACCGGGAAAGCAAACGTGCACGCGAGCGCGTCGCCCGTGTCGGGTGACGGTAGCCCTGCCCGAGCCATGACCTGCTTGCTCGTGAGCACCCTTCGGTTCGCTGCAGTGATCGTGTACGTCTGCGCGACGAGCTCGGACTGGATTCGGTCCGCGAGCTTCTTGGTCGAGCCGTAGTTGATCGGGAGCATGGCCGGGCCACGAAGCCACTCGGCCATGGCCGACCAGATCTTGGCTCGCACGTTCAGGCACGGCTCGGTCTTCGGGAGCACGTCACCGAACCGAACCGCGAGCACATTCTTGAACCCGAGCTGGCGAAGCCTCGCGATCACTGCAGAGCCAGTATTGCCCGCATCGATCATGGTCGCGTCGGGACCGTATCGCTGGATGAACTCCGCGATGCGAGCCGCGATCTGCATGTCGTGATCTTCCTCGCCCAGGTCCGAGTAGACTTCCCAGGGAATGGTGCGAGAGTCGTGCCCTCGCCTGGGCGCGAGCACGGTCCCGGACCTGGTGCGACCGCCGCAGTCGACGCCCAGGATGAGCGGCTCGTAGGGCATGACCTCTGCGATGCGCGAGACCTGCATGGCCTTCTCCACGTCCACAGTCGCGATCAGGCTGTCCTCGTCCTGGACGGGGGGCAGGCCACGAACGCGAACCCTGAAGAAGTCCGAGTCCTCCCCATAGTCCTGCGCCCACTCCGCGATCTCTCGCTTGTTCGAGTACGGGAACTCTCGGCTGTCGACAACCCAGGTCTTCCAGCGCCTGCCCTCGGCGGTCGTGAAGATTCGATTGAACTTGCCCTGGTTCCTGGTCCGGTTGCCCGTTGCGATGATGAGCGGCTCGCCGTCCAGCAGCCCGCCCTCGGCCACCTCCCAGACCACGTCCGGGATCGCGCTCGCCTCATCAAGGAGGTAGTACATCATGGACTCGATGTTGTGCCCGCCAGCGAAGCTCTCGCTGTTCTCCTCCTTGCAGGTCTGCGCGTCGAGTCGCCAGTTCTCGGTATTGCGTGGGTGATACAGTTTCAAGTTCACGTGCGTGAACCAATGCCCGAACTTGCTCCGGTTCTTCCACTTGATGATCTCGGCCCATGTCTTGGTTTCGAGCTGCGGCACGGTGTTGGCGGTCACGATGCCCTTGCTGTTGGGGCGTGTGCTTCGGAGTGCGTCGGACAGGATCCCGATCTCGCAGCTCTTTCCCACGTCATGGCCAGAGCCGACGGCTATGCGGATGGGCCGCGCGGCGTTCAGACCATCGAACTGGTTGGCCTTCATCTGGTGCGCGATCTCCATGAGCACCTCGCGCTGCCAGCCGACGGGGCCGTTCGGGAACTGCGACAGGCCGCCGCTGCCCCACGAGTACGCGTAGAGGGCGAACTCGTACGGGTCGTCCATCAGTTCGAGCGCGTCGCGAGCCAGCGCCTCGTCCACGGTCGAAGCCACCACGTGCCCCGACTCCCACACGTCGCAGTCCTCGATGGGCGGCATGCTCACCAGATCAGGACCTTCCCGCACCTCATGATGCTCACTGCTCGTACTCCGATCCCTGCGCCTGCTCCTTGCGGCGCTTCTCCAGCACGGCCTGCCTGCCCTCGACGACCACGTCGAATGAGTGCTTGTGCTCGTGCTCGTGCTTCTCGGCTGCCTTGGCCCCGATGTCCTTGTGCATTCCGATCTTGTCCAGGAGCGACTCGCACGCCTTGATGCGCTGCGAGACGTTTGAAATCTCCTGTGCCTGCTCGTACAGGCGCATGTACTCGCGAAGCACCCACTCCGCGTCGATGCCAAGCCTCGCGAACGTCTGCATCTCGACCGCGCGAACTGCGCTCGCGACCGAGTCCATTCGGAGCCACTTGCCTGCGGTCTGTGGGCGCACGCCCGTCGCAACCGCGGACCGCGCGATGTGCCCGAAGGTCTCCGCGCCACGCCACGCGTACGCGAGCACGAACGCTCGCTGCTTCATGGACAGTGGGATCATGGCAGCGGTCACGGCCGAGTCCCACGCGAGCGCGTCCGAGTCCACCTCGGCACCTGGTCCGAATGCATCGACTGCAGCGCGGAAGGTCGGGTCGTCCGCTCGAAGCACGGGCTCGACGTCGTCCACGGCGATGGTCACGTTGCGCTCATCTTCTTCGCGCTGCGCATCGCGGTCCGTCCACAGTCTTCGGTGAGTGCGTCGTGCTGCCATGGCCGAGCATGCTAGCCCATGGCGCCAGGTCCCTGAAGCCAAGCCCTGCAATTCCAGGCACTTGCGTCGAGATCTGGCGCCTGGCGTCAGGTCTGGCGCCAGATGGCGGCACCTTGGAGGGGCACTTTTCTCTTGTGTGGCGGGAACTTGGGTCGAAATCTGGCGCCAGGTGCCAGACTAGCCCCTACTCCCGTACCCCTACCCCCTCCCATTTCACTGGACAGGCTGTATAACCAACTACCCCCTTCCTTTTGAAATAGAAAGAAGAGAGTA